GTGTTTGTAGTTCGCTCATCAATAGGTTCCTATAACATATTTAGCACCAGACACAGCATGAATAAATATACACATGCCAAGAATCAGTTTATACAAGCCAGAAAAGGGCGAAGATTACACATTTTTAGATCAAACAATCGCAGAAATGTTCACAGTGGGCGGCACTGATGTGTTTGTACACAAATACCTTGGACCTGTGAATCCTGACGAAGAAGATGCCACAGCCACACAGCCCAGATACAACGCTGTGAAAGAAACCAATATTCAAGACCTATTATTTTTAGAAAATAGAGATAGAAAATACGATCCCAACATCTATCAAATCAGAGGCATTTACAACGTGAGTGACATTGACTTTGACATGAGTCAATTTGGATTATTTTTGCAAAATGACACAATATTTTTAACTGTGCATATCAACAGTTCAGTCAAAACCATTGGTAGAAAATTAATGTCAGGAGATGTGATAGAATTACCACATTTAAAAGACCAATACGCACTGAATGATTACAAAGTGGCATTGAAAAGATTTTATGTGATACAGGACATAAACAGAGCAGCAGAAGGATTTTCACCCACTTGGTATCCTCATCTATATAGATTAAAACTTAAACAAATAGTAGACAGTCAAGAATTCAAAGAAATACTGGATTTACCTGCTGAAGAAGGCAGTGAAAACACTCTGCGAGATGTGCTGAGCACATATGAAAAAGAAATGCAAATCAACAATGCTGTTGTGGCACAAGCAGAAGCAGATTCAAACAAGAGTGGGTACAATACTAAAAATTTATTCACCTTGCAAGTGGATGAACAAGGCAAGCCTGAATTGGTCACCACAGATATCAACACACTGGATGCCAGCACTGCCAATGAAATGGCAGATAGAATCAATCAAACACCAGATAGAAATGGTTATGACGGTTATCTATTGGGAGATGGATTTGCGCCCAATGGTGAAGTGTTTGGTCACGGCATAGGATTTCCTTTGGGTGCTGCCAAAGGTGATTATTTTTTAAGAACAGATTTTTTACCTAATAGATTATTTAGATACGATAGCACACGTTGGATCAAAATGGAAGATGCTGTGCGTATGACGTTGACCAACACTGACACTAGAAATACACAAAAAACAGGATTTATCAACAACACCAACACAACCACAGTGGCAGGTCAAACTGTGCCACAAAGACAAAGTTTATCACAAGCACTTAAACCCAAAGCGGACAATTAAACATGGAATTTTTTTACGACGGGCAAATACGCAGATATATTACTCAGATTGTGAGATTAATGAGTAATTTTTCTTATAAAGATGGCAAAGGTCAATTAAAGACCATACCAGTGATGTATGGCGATATCACTAGACAAGTGGCACACATTATTAGAGACAACAGTGAAAATAAAATTCCCAGTGCTCCTAGAATGGCAGTATACGTGACTTCACTGGAAATGGATCGTAGTCGCACAGCTGATGCCACGTTTGTGAGCAAACTGCATGTGAGAGAAAGAGCTTTTGATGAAAACAATGAAGAGTATTTGAACGTACAAGGTGCTAATTTCACTGTGGAAAGATTAATGCCTACTCCTTACACGTTGGGTGTGAGTGTGGACATTTGGTCAACCAATACAGATCAAAAATTACAAATATTAGAACAAATATTAATGTTATTCAATCCCAGTTTAGAAATTCAAACCACTGACAACTATATTGATTGGACCAGTTTAACTGTGTTAGACCTCAATGGAATAACTTTTAGTTCTAGAGGAATTCCCACAGGCACTGAAAGTGAAATAGACATTGCCACACTGCAATTTACCACTCCAATCTATATCAGTGCACCAACCAAAGTAAAAAAATTAGGAGTAATTACAAAAATTATTACCAGTATTTTTAACGAACAAACAGGTAATATTGATTTGGGAATGAGCATGCCTGAACTCAAAGCATATTCAGATGACCCCACTGACACTGCTAGATCAGATATCAATACCACAGCTGATGGCACTCAGGATACCAGCAAGGTGGTAAGAACAGATGCTGATTCTGTGATAGCAACCACTATCAGTGATTGGGATATTGTAGTAATAAACAGCATAGTTCAAATAGTAGACAAAGGAGTTGTGGGCGTAACCAATTGGAGAAAAGTATTAGATGCATATCCAGGAATTTATCAAGCAGGCATCAGTAGAATACTTTTGGAGCGCTCTGATATGGATTCTACAATTTCAGGAACTTTTGCTCTCAACAGTTTGAATGAAAATCAATTGATAGTGAATTGGGACGCTGATACTATTCCAACCAATACAATTATCAATGGAATAACCAACAGAGGCACTGTGGATTACATCATAGATCCACTCACATTCAATCCCACAGCAACAAAAATTTCTGGATTACGATTATTAATCTTAAATGACATAGGATCAAACAGTAATGTGGACGGAGCCGATGCATGGAAAAACACAGACACTTCTGATCTTGTGGCTCAATCCAATGACATCATAGAATGGAATGGCACTCAATGGAACATATTATTTGATGCCAGCGCCAATGCTAACACTGTGGATTCAGCAATTGAATTCACTTACATCACCAATCTAAACACAGGCGTGCAGTACAAATGGGATGGCACAGCATGGTTGTTGAGCTTTGAAGGCGAATATCGCAAAGGAACCTGGAACCTAAGTCTATAGCATAATTATCAGTATGACCAATAAGAAAATAATTGGCTGCGGAGCCTTGTTCTATAATCTCCAAACCAAAAGATTCTTATTTCTGCACAGAACACAGAGCAAACAATCCAATGTGTGGGGGTTAGTGGGCGGCACTAATATCGAGAGTGAAACACCATGGGAATCTCTCAAAAGAGAAATCAGCGAGGAAGTGGGTTCAGTGGATATTGTAAAAACCATACCTTTGGAAACTTTTGTGAGCAATGATGAAAATTTTTTATATCACACTTATTTGTGTGTGGTCAAACAAGAATTTTTACCCCAATTGAATGAGGAACATGATGGATATGCTTGGGTGCAGTTTGGCAAATGGCCCAAACCTTTGCACCAAGGATTGAGAAACACATTACAAAACAAAAATAATCAAATAAAACTGGAAACAGTTTTCAAGATGTTAAAATTTCTATAATGATCAAAATACTCGGTGACATAATGCTGGATCGTTGGATCGTGGGCACTGCTGATCGCATGTCACCTGAAGCACCCATTCCTATTTTATTAGAACAAAATCAAAAAATTTCTCCAGGTGGTGCTGCTAATTTAGCAGTGAACGTGGCAGCCATTCACAATGATGTGCAATTGTATGGGGCAGTGGGCAAAGATAATGATGGATACAGTTTGGTTAATTTATTAAAAAATAGTAATGTATTTTTATCCATAGCAGAAGATGCTCCTATTACCACTACAAAAATAAGATTGGTTGAACAAAGAGGGCAACACATACTGCGTTGGGACAGAGAAAAACAATACACCAAAGACAGTTGTTTATCTCAATTGTTATTTTCTCTCACAGAAAAAAGCATGGTATTAATAAGTGATTATGCCAAAGGAGTTATTAAATCACACACAGTAAAAAATATTTTAAAAAAAACTCAATGGGTGTTGGTAGATCCCAAACAATCTGCTGACTATTATGACGGAGCATTTTTAGTTAAACCCAACATGAAAGAATATGAATCATGGAATGGTGCCTTTGATGTGGATTCAGCTGTGAAATTTGCTCAAACACACAGTTGGACATGGCTTATAATCACTGATGGAGCCAAAGGTATTCATATCATTTCCAAAGAAGGTGCGTACTCACATGTGAAAGAACCTGTGAGAGAAGTGGCAGATGTTACTGGAGCTGGTGACACTGTGTTGGCCGTGATAGCATATGGTATCAAACAAGGCATGACTGTGCCACGTGCTTGTGAATTGGCATGCTATGCTGCAGCAAGAAATGTGGAAAAATTTGGTGTTGTGCCTGTCACCAAAGAAGATTTGAACAAAGGCACAGTATGGACCAACGGAGTATTTGATATACTACACACAGGACATTTGGAATTGTTAAAGTTTGCTAGAAATCAAGGTAAAAAGTTAATAGTGGGCATCAACGATGATGCCAGTGTGCGTAGATTAAAAGGTGAAGGCAGACCAGTAAATGATTATGCCACAAGAAAACGTCAATTGGAAATGTTGCCTTGGGTGGACGAAGTAGTGATATTCACAGAAGATACTCCACAAAAAGTCATAGAAGAAATCAAACCAGACATTATTGTCAAAGGTGGAGATTACACAGTGAACACCACAGTGGGTAATGAGTTGGCACAAGTGATTATATTTCCCACAGTGGAAGGATTTTCTACCACAAAAATTATAGATAGATTACAATCATGAGAATATTAATCACAGGACACAAGGGATTTATCGGTCAAAATCTATTCAAACATTTGGCACATAAAGGGCACACAGTGGAAGGATATGATTATATTCCTGATGTGCTGCCAGATGTATCCAAATACGATCAAGTGATACATTTGGGTGCTATCAGCAGTACCACAGAAACAGATGTGGAAAAAATAATGATTCAAAATTTTGATTTCAGTTGTAAATTATTATACCTGTGTAATATGATGGGAATCAATTTTCAATACGCCAGCTCAGCCAGTGTGTATGGTCTAACACAAAATTTCAAAGAAGATGCTGCCATGTCTCCATTGAGTGCTTATGCTTGGAGTAAATTTTTGTTTGATAGAATGATTAAATCTGTTCCTTACAATGAATACAATATATCAGTGCAAGGATTTAGATATTTTAATGTGTATGGAGCATACGAAGAACACAAAGGCAACCAAGCATCGCCCATTTCAAAATTTATTCAACAAGCTCAACAAACAGGAGTAATCAAACTTTTTGAAAATAGTGAAAAATATCTAAGAGATTTTGTGTGTGTGGATGATGTTTGTGATGTGCATGAACAAATGTTAACCAAAGACGTGAGTGGTATTTTTAATGTGGGCACAGGAATACCCATAAGTTTTGCTGAAGTAGCAGAAATAATTGCCAAAAAATACAATGCTCGTATAGAATTAGTGCCCATGCCAACACAATTAAAAGCACAGTATCAAACTTATACCTGTGCTGACACAACTCTTTTAAATACTCATGTAAACGTCCAATACAAAACCATAGAGGAATACATTCGCAATGACCGTGAATAGACAAGAAGGCAAAATAGACAAAGGTTGGGGTTATGAATTGATATGGGCCACCAATGACAATTACTGTGGAAAAATTTTAGTGTTTACCAAAGCAGGCAACAAGTGTTCACTGCATTTTCACAAACACAAAGAGGAAACTTGGTTTGTGAATTCTGGAAAATTTTTAGTGCGTTGGATAGATACCAAGGATGCAAAAATTTATCAGAAAGAACTCACAGAAGGTCAAACTTGGCACAATCCTCCCCTGCAACCTCATCAATTGGAAGCAGTATTGGACAACAGTTCAATCACAGAAGTTTCCACTGCGGACAGCGTGGAAGACAATTATAGAATAGTGCCTGGTGACAGTCAAAAAACTGCTACGCCTGAGCTTCACCCCATCGCAAAATAACAGATCCGTTCACTGATGTGCCTGATATCTTGTAGATATTGATGGCCAACACATCTGGACCATTGGGGAACGTGCCTCTGCCACCTATGGCAGTGGTGGTCAATTCTTTCAATTCACCCAAACTTAATGCGTTCAATGCGCCTGGTTGTACCAAGAATGAAAATACCTGTTCACCTGGCAGTGCAAACTGTGGATCACCAAACTGGAAGGTCACTGTGCCTGCTGCTGATACAGAAGTGGCCAGTGTCTGTGTGAACGTGGCTCTGATCACTGTGGTACTGCCCAATCTTCTATTGCTCACAGCACTCACAGAAGTGTTGGCTGGGAATTGAGTGAATGCAGTGGACACCCTAGTGCCATTGGAAGCGCCCGAGTTGTTCCAAGTGGCCTGTGTGAAGAATATGAAGTTACCTGCGTATGAAGCACTAGTACCTGCAGCTGTCACAGTGGTGGCGGTGCTGGTATTCACTGACTGTGTGGCA